GGCGTCGTTCAGCATATCGTCCACCTCTTTATCCGAGGCTGTTCCGGAAATGCTTCTCTGGATCTCAACGATCACCTCGGTCAGCGTCTTGTTGCCAAAACCCGCCGTCGATGGGTCACCGATGATTCCCATGATCTGCTTGTAGGCTTCATCGCCCATCGGGTCTCCGGAGCCGCCTGTGCCAACGCTGATATTGGCCGGGAAGAGGATCTTGCTGGTCACATGCCAGCCCGTCGACTTCCGTTCCTCGCCCTTGACGCCATAAACGGCGATCTTCAGCGGGATACCGCCTTTCTTCAGGCATTCGCCCGGAATGTCGCACTTGTCTTCGCTCAGCACCACAGCCATGCTGACACCGCCTGCCTCAAAGAGCGCAGTCTTTGCGAACCCGTCCCAATCCTTGCTGAAGGCGAATTCGACCGGATAAGGCGTCGCTGCGTTCTGGATCAGTGTAGTGTCCTCCACCAGCGTGGTGAAGCAGCTTTTGATCGCGATTTTCAAATCATTCGCCTCCTTCTTCGGCATTGACCGACAGTTCAAGACGCACGATGTTCACCGTGATGTCTTTGATCGGGTCGGTATCGTTCACAAATGTGATGAAGCCGGTCGTGGAGATGTCTTTCGGACGCACACTGCATTCGAGGTACTCTTCACGGCTGGCTTCATATGCATCAATGAGGTATTTGTACTTGGCAGCGGCCACAAGGCGGCTCTCCGCCACAGTGATGGAACCGTTCGACCATCCGGAGGCCGGCAGCACCAGATCGAAATGGATGCCGAGCACATCGCCCGTACCCGTTCCGTTCAGACCGTTGTAGACGGCGATGTTGTACTTGCTTCCGTCTGTCATCGTAACGGTGTAAATATCAGTCGATCCGGGCGTATGATTGCCCTGCGTCAACTGAATGCTCTGGATACCGTTGCCAGTCGGGCCTGTCAGCTCGCAACTGATGTTGGTGTTCACATAGGTGCCCTTCTCAGCGTCCCAGATCCACCAGGTACCGTTCTCCGGCTTAGGCGGCTTTCCGCTGTACTGCTGTGCGGTCGCGGCGCTCTCTGCGGCAGACTCCTTGTAAGTCTTGGCGTTTGTCTCAGAGTTCTCGGCGGACTCCCGCGCGTTCTCGGCGGCCGTTTTAGCGGTCTGCGCCTTGTCACGGGCGTCCACAGCAGCCGTTTTAGCGGCTTCGGCGTCCGTCTTCGATACAGCAGCGGCATCTTCCGATGCTTTTGCTCCATTTTGACTGTTCGCCGCCGCATCTCTTGCAGCTTCCGCAGCAGCACGGGCCTCTTCCGCAGCGTTGCGGTCAGCAGTAGCCTGTGCGCCCAGCGTCTCAGCCTCCGAGCGGATGGTTCTCACGCGCTCCTCGGCGGCCTTGACCTCTCCCTCGGCAAGCGTCGCCGCTGTCTTGGCGTCCGTGGCCTCCTGTGCCTTCTGCTTGGCGATCTCTTCCGAGTTCTTCGCCTCTGTCTCAGATGCCTTAGCACCGGCGGCAGCTTCTTTCGCGTCTGCGGCCTGCTTGTTGACATTTTCCTCAGAGGTCTTGATGCTTCCCTCGGAGAGTGCAGCCGCCGCAGCGGATTCGGAGGCGCTTGTCGCCTTTTTCTCGGCATCTTCGGCGGACTTCTTGGCAGCCGCGGCATTTGCCTGTGCGGAATCCTTGGCGGTGGAGGCAAACTCCATCGCACTGCTGGACTCCGTGTTCATCGCCGCCAGAGCATCATGGATGGAGCCGCGAACCTCTTCGCCATAAATGGCGCTGAGGATTTTTTTCAGAAAGCTGCTGATATCAGCCATCTAAATCACTCCTTCCTTAGTCCTCCAGCATCCAGTCGAGCAGAAGGATCTCCTCGCCGCTCAGACAGCCGATCGTATCTTCATACTTGGCGGTCATCAGCTCGACCTCATGCTCCATCTCGTTGAACGGGGCAAGCTCGTCGCAGAAGGCCTTAAAATTAGGAGAGCCCACCTTGATGGAAATGGTTCCGGTCTCGTTGCCACTTTCATCCTTGTCAGGCTCTCCGTATTTGTTGATGAGGTCGTGTTTGAATGCTTCATACTCGGTCAAAGCAGTAGAAAGCATCCGGAAGTTCCTCGCGGCGATATAGCCGATCTTGTTGCGGAGCTGAAGAAGCGGCCGCAGGTTCTGGACCATCACGACCATTTCTGAATTTTTAAGCTGTTTCTTCAACATTATCCCTCCTTTTGCTGAAGCAGTTCTTCGACCATTTGATAGAGTTTCTGGATCATGTGCGTATTGAGCGCAATAAGTTCGCCGTATCGGATGCTGTAACGGTAGTCCGTGAGACCATCTTCCAAAATCTCCAACACGGGGTCTTTAACGAGTGCGGCAAGTTGACTGGAGGTCAATCCAACATCGAGCATAGCCTGTTCCACATCTTGGGCGATAAATCCAAAATGAGTTCGCCCGGAGGTGCCTTTGTTGTACTTGAAAGTAGATGGCTTCAACGCCAGGAAAAACGCCTCGTAGGCTGAAAGGTCATAGTCGATAGTGTTCTTGATTCTAAGATCGGAACGAATAGTTGGCTCCTCACTCATTGTGATGCCACCAGAAACGACAATATCTGCGCCGATTCCGGACATACGGGCTCCGGCATTGGTCACGATGATATAAGGATCATAGCCGGGGCCATTGGAACCATACATCATAGAACCGTAAGTTGTATGCACACCGTCGGAACCGTGGCCCTTGCAGAATCCACCATAACCGCATGATAGGTCGATATAGTCGGCGTCGATCGTACCGGAGCGAATATAATTTGCATTGATATAGAGCCGGCCAGTCGTCGAATCACTGAAAATACCGAACTTCGTACCACCGGAGGTGAGCACATCAAACACATTCTGGTCAGTACACCGATCCTGATAGGCCCTGTTTGCTCTCGACCATGCGGCAGAAGCCTCATCATAAGCGTCATCTGCGGTACTCTGCGCAGCGGAAGCGTTCGCATTCGCCGTGCTTGCCAGCGAGTAGGCGGGGTTGGAGGTGAGGTTCTGGTTCGTCACGGATGCCCAGTTGATCGTGCTTCCGGCGGACAGCGTCACCTTACCGTCTATGGTAACGGAACCGCTGGAATCAACAGCAAAGGTCGTGCGGACGCCGTTGGTAACAGTAAGTCCGTAGACGCTCAGGTATTTGGACTTGAATCGCTCATCGTCCATCATGCTGTTGCCCGCTCTGTCAAGGAAGTCAGAAGCCTGAACCACCCCTTTGAAGTTTCCGTCCACACCGACAAGCGTACCGCTAAAGGTGCCTTTCGCCGCAGCCAGAGTGCCCGCAAAGGTGCCTCGGCGTGCAGTCAGGTTGCCTTCCTCGTCAACAGTGAAGTTTCCGCCTCCAATGTCGATGGAGCCTTTCTTCATCGTCAGCTTGCCGGTCTCGAAGTCAAGTGAGAAGTTTCCGCCGTAATCTTTCAGCGTACCGGCGCGGATCACATCGGCATTGAGAACACCGGTCGTGATATAGTCCGCCACAATAGAACCATCCATTGTGATGGCAAGCCCAAAGGTCTTTCCATAATCCTTGGAGTAGCCAAGACCGTTCATGTTCCATTTCCAGAGCTTGTCGGCCTTGGTATAGTCGCGGATATTGGAAATATAAAGCGTGTCAGAACCGTATTCGTCCCGTGTGATCGTGATGTAGCCGGTCGTGGCCGCTGTCATAATCTGTGTGGCGTTTTCTTTTGCCTCTTTCAAGATGTTGTGCGCCTTGGGGAGCCCCTCAATTTTCTCAAGGATGGCCGCGCTGATCTGGTTATTCACACTCGTGAGGCTGGTCTGCACCGTGTCGCCGAGCGTAAACTGGGTGTTCTCCGGGCTGTCCAGAGGGATCTCCAGCTTAGTGACGGGGAATACACGGTCAAGGCCATGCGGCCGCGAGATCACGCGGATCTCATCAAGAAGCTTCACCGCCTCCATATTCGCATTGAGATAGTGGAGGTCAAGAGCACTCACTTCCAGCTCCATGTTGTCGAACTGTAAATCGGCAAGATAAGCCTTTGCCTTTTCCAGCAGCACTTCAGGGTCGGAAACGCTGTCCCATGTCACCGTCTTCTCGATCCATCCGTAGGCTTTCACCGCTTCCGGAGACTGGACATACAGGCTGCCATCGTTCGCGCTTTCCACGGTCAGATAGGCGTCCAGTGCCTCGATCTCGCTCTTGTCGAGCCGGTTGCCAAGCGGAACAATGACCGTTGCAAACTCCGTCATGTCCCATCCCTTGGTATGCTCGATGAGGTTGGAGCCGAACTGGATCGTCTGGCTGCAAGTATCGGGATAGTCCGCCAAATAGTCGAGATAGCGGACACCATCTTCCTTATGTACCCGCAGATGACCGCCGTACTGCGTCACCAACGCATTCAGGATCGTGATGGTCTTTTCATAGTTGGTGTAATAGGTCGGGAACTCTTCATCCACCACCGTAACGATGCCGATGGTGAACTTTCGGTTGTCTCCGACCTTTGCATTGTGAATGGCGATCATCGCCTCAAGGTACTCGCGGATCGTTCCTCCGGCATACTCGGCAGGCGGCTGCGTGCTGTCGTTGAAGAACGCAAGCTCGCCCTCGCAGGTAAGAACCCGGTTTCGGTAAAAGTCCTCATTTTCAGAGAGGACGCGCCCCGCCCAGATCTCTTTACCGTCCTTGTGGACGGCGATGTCAGTTACCATACGGACGATGGTGCTGTATCCGAGGTTAGAGGGCGGAACGGTCATCACAAAGGAACCGGCCGCGTTGTCCTCCAGCGTCAGCTTGGGGTTTGCAAGCTTCATGTTGTCCAAAGCGAAGGCATCATTGTAGATGCAGACGCCGTCGGCATAAACAGAATACATCGCTTACAACCTCCCTTGTCTGAAATCAACGGACACAGTCCCCGTGCCCTCATCGACCCAAAGATAGATCGTTCCGCCGTAGTCACCAAACAGAATAAACTCAGGGATCTGAATGGTCCCCTCCGGCAAAAGCTTTGTCAGGTCGATGCTAAGCTGACGGTTGATAAATCGGACATGAACGCCGCGCCCCTCACTGCTTTGCACAATGAATCTGGGGCAAACCGGCGCCCGTCCGTACATCACAGCGTCCAGTTCGATCTCCTTCATCTCAGTCGTCACCGCAATATTGCGGAACAAAGCTGCCTGAATGACTCCATTTTGAAAGTTGAACGGGTCCCACAGCCAGTTGTCGATGGAGGAAAGGTTTTTCCACTTGTAAGGGCCGACATCATAGTCGATGACGAGCCGCGACCAGTCCTTTTCCGACTTCCAGGCGTTCACCGTGAACCGTCCTTCGTAGAAATACTCCGGGTCGTCCTCCAGGATCGCCCGCATGGTTTGTCCGTGCAGATAGTCCATGATGTCAGAGTAGGCCATGTGCCACGGCTTGAAGTCATTCATGACGATAAACTCGATAGATCCCGTCCGGTTCTGATACACCGGATACCCGGTGAGGGCTTGCGACAAGTCGATGACGCCGTCCCCACCGGGAATGTCCAGAGTCTTCACCTTTTGCGCAGGTGGATTGAACAGCGGGCGGGAAGCGGGGACAAGCCGCCAATCGTCCCATGTGTTCTTATCGCCAAATGTGATCGAATGGTACAACTTAAATCCCCCTTCCTCTTTGTGTAGATCGCTGTCCGAGTGCCACATCCATCGGTTCAGCAAGTTCGCCGACGAGCGCACCGGTATTCAGCACAACACGCAACTTCTCCATGCGTTCCAGCATCGAAGCCATCTCGCCTCGAAGCGTGCGGAGTTCAGCCACAACATCGTCATTGTCGACGGAAATTGTTGTCTGGCTGCTTCCGCCGCGCTGTGCCTCAAATGCAACGGCAGCCTGCCCGACAAGGCCGACCGCTCGCTGCGAATAGAATAGGTTGTTCAAGGCATCTGCTCCGTCCGATACGGCGGAGAGATCCAGAACAGGACGGATTACCGGCTCCATATCGAACCCGCCGCTCACAATGTCGGCAATGGTCTGGAGCACACCGGAAAGACCGCCCTCGGCCGACTCCGCCATCTCAGAACCGGCCGCATAAGAGCGGTCAACATAGTCCTGAAGACCTTTCACGAAGCCAAGACCGGTGTAGTTACCGATCTCACGGAACACTCTCGACGGAGAGTTGATGTCCAGGGTCGACTTCGCCGCCTGTACGCCTGCAAGAGCCATCTGCGTGATCTCATCAACAAAGCTGGACCTCTCAGACTGAACGCCCTCGGTAAGCCCCTTGACGATCTGCTTGCCGGTCTCATCCCAACCCGCTTCCGTCAAGACCTTCTGCGCCGTGTCGGCCATCTCCTGAAGCTCATCCTCAGTATTGTTCTTGATAAGACCAACCTTTTCCTCAAAGCTTCTGCGGAGCTGTTCCAACTGAGCGTTGGCGTCCTCTGTGACCTGGTTCATCTTCTGCTGCCAGAGAGCACGATACTCGGTAAGCTCCTGATCGGCCTCCTCGCGGAGTTTTGCAATATTCTGCTGGGTCTCTTCGCGCAGCCCCTCTAATTCGCCGACTGCCTGCTCGCGAGCCATTGCGTGCTTGACCTTCCAGAGGTCAGCATACTTCTCAAGCTCGGAGTCGCTCATGTCATTCAGCGCCTTGATCTGTGCGATTGCGTCAGGACCCATGTCCTGAAGTTCCTCAAGGAGGTCGCTGTCAAGTCCTCTGCCGGCAAGAGACTCTAAAATATCCTGCCATTCGCCAAATTCCTTGACCTGACCCTCAAGATTCTTCATCAGGGTATCGCCGCTGACCTCATCACGCTCCTTCACAGCGTCAAAGAGGCCATAGGACTTATAGAGGGAATCCTCGCGGGATTTCAGAGCATTCTCGTACTTGTCGTTCTCCGCCTGAATATCGCTCGCCAGTTGCGCGTTGATCGACTTCACCTTATCGGCGTACTCTTCCTCCAGGTCGAGCCGCTTTTGGTTCGCCTCGCTCTGCACAGACTGCACATCGGAGATGTACTGTTTCTGCGCGTCGCTGATCTCTTTCTCCAACTGGTAAACTTGCAGGTCGAGCTTCTTCCGCAGCTCCGTCCCTTTGGCATATCGGCTCTGAACACGCTTATAGGCAGCCAGTTCCTCTGCAAGGGTCAGCTTGTTATACGATTTCTGCTCTTCGATCCAGTTCATCGAATACTGATAAGTGGCCGTAACCAACTCATTTTGAACACGATAGACCTCGCGGTCGATCTGCTTTCGTTCCTCGCTGCCCTCGCGGTATTTCTTCTGAAGAGTTTCCCATCCGGCAAGCTCCTCTTTCAAGCTGAGCTCGCTGTAATATTTCCGCTCTTCCGCCCAATCCTTAAAGGAGTCGAGTCCCTTCTGCGCGACCTTGATGGCTTCGTCGCTCATCTTTGCCGCAGCCGAAGAAACCGGAACGATCGCATTGTTGATACCGATGGTCATACCCTCGCCGATGTTTTTGCCAAGCTCGATAAACTCGCGGGAGGGAGAATGACTGTCAAGTGCCTTCTTTGCCGCATTCAACGCCGCGAGGCCCAGATCACGGCCAGCCTGAGAGGCGCCGCTCAGCTTCGAGCGGATGCCGTTGATAAAGCCCTGCGAAACATTCCTGCCGGCCTCATTGAACTGATCCTTGTAGTTGTTCACTTCTGCCACAACGACCAGCATGACAGACTGCATCGCCGTCCTCACGGAAGCACCGTTGCTGCGGATCGTAGTGCTGAAGCCGACCATCATCTGCACAACCGCGGTATTCATGCTCGTGGTATGTGCTTTCACGGTCGCGGCCATCGCAAGCATCAGCTCAGCCATCGCCACATTAACGATCGTCTGGTTCTGCCGGATGGTCGTGCCTGCGGAATTGAGCATATAGATGATCGCCGTGCTCACGGTAGCTCCGCTGTTGTAGAAGGCATCAGTAAAGTTTTGGATACTGGCATTTGCCAGCAGAACCAGCGCATTCGTAAAGTTCACAAATGCATACTGATCCATATTCTTCACCGTATCGGCAAGCGCTACCAGCTTCTCGACCTGTGTGATCGCACTGGAGAGCTTACTCATGTTGATGCCCTCGATGGAGGTGGAGTAAGCCGCAAGGCCCTCGCCGAAGAGAACGAGCTGGTCGCCGAAGTCGGCAATGCTGTTGTCTCCGGTAAAGAAACTCACAAGCCCTCCGCAGTTCGGAATGGTATTGGATAGTTCCACAAGCGCCTTACCGGCAGAAGCGGAATTGCTGACGGCGCCGACATCCATTCCTTTGACAGCGAGAGAGTAGTCCTTCATGGCCTTGCCAAACGGAACCAACTGCTCTCCAAACTTGTCCATGTCATTCTCACCGGCAAAGAAGCCGACCACACCGCCGCTGTTCGGCAGCGTGGTAGCCATCTCCGCAAGTGCCTTACCGGCAGTCGCCGCTTTGGAAACAAGGTCAGCGTCCATCCCGCTGATGGCGTTGCTGAACTCCGCCATGCTTTCTCCGAACGGAACGAGCTGGTCAGCAAAGTCTGAAAGAGAGGAACTACCTGTGAACCAGGATGTGATGCCCTGCACAAGCTCAGCCTTCGTAAGCAGCAGGATCGCGTCTGTCAATGCCTGCACACCGCTGAACATAGCAGGAGAAATACTGCTCGCACCGTCGATAAACGGCTGAACATTTGTCATGAACGACGCAAGGTCACTGCCGATCTGCGGGAACTGACTGGAAATACCGCTCATGAATCCGCCGACAATACCGCCGACAAACCCACCGATAGCGGTACCGATCTGCTCCAGCAGCTTGCCGCCCTCACCGATCAGCCAGGAAAGTCCGGGGATCTGTGCAAGGGCGCCGACTGCTGCCAGAACGACCGCCAACTCAGCAATGAGAACGCCCATACCAAGCACTCCGGCCATAGCACTGGGGATCAACGCGG